GATGTGGTTGTTATATCGTATGCAGAGAAACCGAATTAGTCGTGCCGAGCGAAATATACCATCCGGAAAAATAAAGAAAATCAAGGAGATACACGAGTAATAAGCCAGTTTTTATATTTTATGGTTTCTTGAAATTTCGGACATCCGGACAGAACTGGACACTATACCAACTCTTTTCAAAAAATCTTGACGGGTAATTAGTTCTTCTTGATTAGATTGGGTGTCTTTAACGATATAGAGGATATTGCGGACATTTTGCCAATGGTAAGGGCGACCCTTAACCCACCCTTCGGGTATCATCTCATTTGAAAATATTCGTTTGGTTATGATTCCATCGGTAATCCAAATCTTATTTTTCATTTTTTCAACGAAGGATGCCGGCTGTGGTACGCCCTTTCCGGATTCCGATATTTTATCTCGAGTTGAGTCGGATACGGCATAGCCTTTTACTTTTAAGGTATCAAGTCGTTTTTCTATCGAATCTCTAGACATCTTTTTACCGATATGAGAAACAGATATCTTATTTTTAACTTCGTCGGTCATCTCATAGATAGCCCACTTCCATGATCCGCCTCTTTTATTGAGGAAGTATGTTTTTTTGGTAACTTTGAGTCTGTCTAGAACTTTAGATTCCCAAAGACGAGTAGATTTAGCATCGATGAATGTCTTTCGAATTTGAATGATATCGGGCTCACCGTGTTCTTCGCGGAACTTTCGAACATGCTTCGATGAAGTGAAGTAAGAAGACCAAAGATTGCTAGGGTGCGCTACTCGACCAGCGTTTTTACTATATTCACAGCCATAATAAAAGGTGTGTAATCTACCCCATCCGATAAGATAGGTGTATGGTAAGTATTCCATTGGATTTCCTTTTTATAAATATACGGTATATTTATAAAATACACTATTAGGAGAATTAAATGTATGAGAAAACAAAAGCCTAGAAACGCTTTCGTGACGCAGGATACCAATTTTACCGATTTGGGTGTTATTAACATGAGTCCAACCAAACTGGCTGAAGAACCAAAAGAAGAGAAAATCGAGAGTCGTTATCTTCTCAATGATTCTGAAATCCTAAATCCAGAACAATGGACGACAAGGAACAAGGTGATTGTCGGAATCCATAAGATCTATGAAGATGTAGAAACGCCTAGATACTACACTCAAAAGAGTGCTTGCTTCGATCTGCCAGCCTATCTTGGGAAGGAAATAGTCTGCGTCGATATCTACAATAGAATGTTGATGCATCTTATCAAGACCGTAGCGCCGATGAAGGAAAGAGATGGAGAAAGAGGGTTCAGTATCGAGCCAGGAGAAAGCGCGTTCGTCCCCACCGGGTTGATATTTGATATTCCCGAGAACTTTAAGCTTACTCTCTATCCTAGAAGTGGATCCGCCGGAAAGAAACACCTGAAATTGTCTAACTGCGTCGGTATCGTCGATGAAGATTTTACGAAGCCGACTATGCTTCTTATCTTCAACGATAGCGAACAGCGTCAAATCATCTGCCATGGAGATAGATTAGCTCAGGCAGAAATCGTCCCCGTCTATAAAGCCCTCTTCGAGATCAGCGATGAACCCATTGCACAGAAGACCGATAGAGAAGGCGGATTCGGGCATACTGGTACTAAAGTGGTTTAAGGAGTCGTTATGATTAAAGCGTTCTATCTGCCCCAGGGGCTTATTATCGGCGATGTGTCTTATTCATTGACGGGTGAAAAAATAATGGTGAAGAATCCCGCAATGGTGATTGTTCGCCAATCCGAGGTTATCTTAGCTCCACTTCTTCATCTAGTCGAAGAGAATCAAATCGAACTCGATATGAAAGATGTTGCCTTTAATTCCTTGTTTACACCGAAGCGCGAACTGGAAAATCATTACAATCAAATCTATGGGAGCGGGTTAGTTTTAACCACATCGATGCCTAGCACTTGACATCATCCGATCGATGTTGTATAATGCGTCAAATTGGTGAGAGGAGGTGGCGATGGCATTTTATACGAATGTGGAACAAGTTGGTAACCGTATCTTTCACAGATATGTCGACGATAATGGAAAATCTAAAATTGAGATTATCAAGGAGTTTCCGCTACAGCTTTATGTGAAGAAGAGACCGCAGAACTCCAGTCCTGCAAAGACGGTATCTTTGATGGGGGATCCTTTAATACCTGTCGACTTCGACAATATAGCGGATGCAAGAGAATTCGTAAAAGAGTACCAGGAAACGCAAGATATTTTCGGTCAAACGCAATTCTTATATCAGTTCATCGCCAATAGATATAAGGAAACCATTTCCTTCGATTTCTCAAAAATCAAGATTTTGGTTATCGATATGGAGACGGCTTATGATTCCTCCGGGTTCCCAACTCCTGATAGAGCGCAGCAGCCTATCCTGGCGATAGGTTGCAAAGTTCTGGGGGAGAAGAACCCCTTCGTAGTCTTTGGAACGAAGGATAATACGGTAGATAACTACTATTCCTATATTCGATGCAATGATGAAGAACATCTTCTGAGGTCATTTCAAGCATACTGGAGAGAAGTTAGCCCCGATATCGTGACGGGATGGAATGTCGAGGGGTTCGATATCCCTTACCTAATCAACCGTTGCAACAGGGTGATGGGAGACGACTTCACGAAGAAGTTTAGTCCCTTTCACGGATCTATCGATAAGTGCATCACTCCCTATGAGATCAAAGCACAGAAGATCAACTCCTTCGATATAGTGGGCATCAGTATCGTCGATTACCTCCCGCTCTATAAGAAGTATTCGACAGCGACTTTGGAGAGTTACAGGCTAGATGTGGTGGCTCGCTATGAACTGGGTATCGGTAAAGTCGATTACTCGGAATACGATGGGTTGATGGGTCTGTACGAGAAGAACTTCGAACTCTTCTGCTACTATAACTATATGGATGTCAAGATCATCGAAGACTTGGAGAGTAAGCTCAACTTCTTGTTTCTTCTGGCTACGGTATCTTACCTCGGCAAATCCAATTACCTCGATTCTATGGGTGTGGTTCGCTGGTGGGATGTTTACATCTATAACGAACTCTTGAAGAAGAACATTCAGATTCCGCCCAGTAAAAAGGTCAGCTCCGATACGACTATCGTCGGTGCCTTCGTTAAGGACCCGATACCCAAACTCTACTCGTGGATAGTCACATTAGATTTGACATCGCTATATCCCAGCATCATTATGTCTTTCAATTTGAGCCCGGAGAAAGCGTATAAGACCGCTATCTACGAACTCGATAAGATCATCGATCTTATCGATATGAAAGAGGACTTGAGTTGGATTAAAGAAGTAGATGTGGCTATGCTGGCTAATGGAGCCACATTCAAACGAGATGGACAAGGCATTCTTCCCGAGTTAGTTGCAGGGATGTTCTCCTCCAGAAAGGCGTTTAAGAAGCACATGCTGAAAGCCACGGGAGAATTGGAAGAGATGAAGAAGTCCGGAGCCGATCCATCTACCTTAAAAGAGAAAGAGGCGGAAGTGGCGACCTATAATTGCCGACAGCAGGCGTATAAGATCTCATTGAACTCTCTTTATGGCGCCACAGCTAACGCCTACTTTCGCTATAACTCGAGAGATATCTCGGAAGGCATCACGATGACCGGGCAATTGGTCATCAGGTATATCAGTAAGAGATTGAATGTCTATTTGAACGATCTTTTCAAAACGCAAGATGTCGATTATGTCATCTTCAACGACACCGACTCTGCGGGGCTCAATCTCGAGTACTTCGTTAATAAGATGTTCGAAGACCAATCCGACAAGCAAAAGATTGTCAATTTCCTAGATAAGTTTGTTCAGAAGTACATCGATCCCTATCTTACGAAGGAGTTCCAAAGACTAGCAGATTATCTCAATGCCTTTGAAAATCGATTGAGTATGAATCGAGAAGTGATCGCCGATAAAGGACTTTGGAGAGGAAAGAAGAATTACATCTTGCAAATGTATGATAAGGAAGGTATTCGTTATACGACACCCAAGATGAAGATAATGGGGCTCGAGACTGCCAAGTCATCGACTCCCAATATCGTCAGGGAGAATTTAGAGAAGGCAATCAAGATCATTTTAAATGGGTCCGAAGAGGGATTACAGGACTTCGTTAAGAAATTCAAAGAAGAGTTCTTCTCGGCATCGATACAGGACATCGCTTTCCCGAGAGGGGTTAGCGACATCGATAAATGGGTGGCAGCCAACGGGACAATGATGAAGGGGATACCTATTCATGTCAGGGGTTCGGTGGTTTATAATCGACTTCTAAAGATGATACACTCGGGAGAATACGCGCCCATCAAGAACGGCGATAAGATCAAATTCGTCTATCTAAAGACACCCAACCTAGCGCAATCACATGTTATTGCATTTCTAGATACATTACCAACGGCTTTCGATTTAGACAAGTCGGTTGATAGGGAAATGCAGTTCAATAAGACGTTTCTCGAACCGCTGAAGTCACTGGCTATAATTGCTAATATGAGTGTTGAAAAAATGTCTACTCTAGATTCATTCTTCGAATAAGGATTTACATCTGTCGCCATGCCATCTTTTAAACGGACCAGACGAAATAGATTTTCCGCAATGAGGACAGGTCTTTTTGATTTGACTCGGATGGTTACCATTTACGAGCATTTTCATATTTGATTCTGACCCTAAAAAATTATGAGATTTATCGATGATTCTTTTCAGATTTGATTTTGGACCTAACCAATGATGAGTACCGTTTCTGATTCGTTTAGCATTAGTTTTTCTTTGAATCTCTCCACCTAAGAAAGGGTGAGTTCCGTCAACCACTCGTTTCAGGGCACTCTTCTTAGCGATTTCACCACCTAAGAAAGGGTGAGTTCCGTCAGTGATGCGTTTAAGGTTATTTTGTTTTTGGGATTCACAAAATCCATCTTTTAAAATTCTATACTTCTTAGATGTAATCTTTTCGTGTAATCTATTATTCATAACATAAAACGCTATTGTCATCGAATAATCTTCGGGAAACGATTTCCACATTAGATGGTGAATGACATAGTGGGCTTTAGCGGGAACTTTAAGAAGGTTGTGCGCATCTTTAGACCATTCGGATTTCCAAGACTTTGGTACGATATGATGACACTCAAATCCGTTTAGGTTTATCTTCGGGCTCGATCGAGATGAAGTGGTTTAAGACTTTGATGAGACGATTAAGATAATGAGGATTTGAATTGGGCTGTTCAAGAAGGAACTGAACATAAATACTTTTAGGCATGATAGCCTCCGCAACAGGTTATTGTGATTAGGGTATAGAGGTGCTTGGAACCATCTCTATATCCGCTATTTATAGAGGTATATATGAAAATTAAAGATATTATTGCTTTAACACAAAATCCTTACGCCAATGTCGCAGAAGATGCCATTTGCGGAGAGATTACGGGCTGGGTCGATTCCGGTTCCTATGCTCTGAATGCACTTCTATCCGGTTCTATCTTCAAGGGATTCCCATCGAACAAAATCGTGGGATTCATCGGAGTAGAGTCGACAGGTAAGACTTTCTATACGCTTGCCGCTTGCAAGAACTTCCTGGAAATGAATCCCAACAGCGTGGTGGTTTACTTCGAAACCGAGAACGCCTTGACTAAAGAGATTCTGTCGGGTAGAGGTATAGCCTTGGATCGTTTCGTTCATCTACCAGTGGCAACGGTTCAGGAGTTCAAGAATCAAGCTCTACGAATCGTGGATGAGAAACTCAAGGATAAGGAAGAACTGCCGATATTGTTCGTCTTGGACAGTCTCGGTAATCTATCAACCAACAAAGAGATGGAAGATTCGGCGGCGGGTTCCGACACCAAAGATATGACTCGAGCCCAAATCATCAAAGCCGCCTTTAGAGTCCTTGCATTGAAACTCGGTATGGCCAATATCCCGATGATCTTTACCAATCATGTCTACGATAAAATCGGAGCCGGTCCTTATGCCGGCAAAGAACAAGGGGGTGGATCGGGCTCGAAGTACGCCAGCAGCATTACCATATCTCTCACTAAAGCTAAAGAGAAAGACGGAGACGAAGTTATCGGTTCCGTCATCTCCTGTACCGCGGTTAAATCGAGATTGGTGAGAGAGCAGACCAAGGTAAAAACATTGATTCGCTTTAGTGGCGGACTGGATAGATACTACGGACTAATCGATTTGGCGGAGAAGAGTGGCGCCTTTAAGAAAGTATCCACCAAATATGAAATAAAGGGAAAAAAGTATTTTGAAAAAGCTATTGAAAGAAATCCAGAAAAGTTCTTCACTCCCGATATATTAGATATTATCGAGAATTATGTCAACAAAACTTTTAAATACGGAGTCGCCTCCGTAGAAGATGAAATTACCACTATCGAGGAAACGAATGATGACGAAACGGAATCTTTAGATTGATTCCATTTTCGCATAGTTTCTTGAACTCTTCGGTTTTCCGTTTTAATGCTTCACTGATTTTTTGTTTGTGTTCTTTAGTTAATAGAACTCCGTTTTCTATTACTTGTTTTGCCGTTTCTTTGCTTTGCTTATATTCTGTTTGGCTTTTTCAGAACGCGGAACTCCAAGAAGGGCTTCACTGATTTTTTGTTTAGTTTCTTTAGATAAAGGTGTTCCGCTTATGTGATTCGCTCATATTTTTTCGGTGTTCTTCAGACAAAGGAATGCCGCATTCTTGCTTTACTCATATTTTGTTTATGCGTTTCAGATTTTGGTTTTTTCATATTAACAGTCGATGATTTAGGTTTTCTCATTTTCTGTTTATGTTCTTCAGAATGAGGTATTCCAAAATTTGATGGACCTTTTCTGTCTGTTTTATTGAGCCATTGCTGACTTTTACGAACTTTCATTCTTTTGAGAACTTTATGTTCCCAGTTTCTCGTTTCTTTTTGGGTTTGAAAGATTCTTCGTACTTCTATAACATCCGGCTCGCCATAAAGCCATCTTTGAATAGCGACATAAACCGAAGAAGTGAAATAGGAAGTCCAGAGATCATTGGGATGGCAACCTTGTTTCCATCTTGCACCATAGTACCAAGTGTCAATCCAAGACCAGCCGAATAAGATAGGTAAAAGGAGTATAAGTAGTTTCAGGCATGATAGCCTCCGTAATAGGTTATTGTGATTAGAATAAGGAGATGCTTCGAACCATCTCCTTATTTGTTATTTATATTATTAAATTTGATGAGGTGAAATTATGACACGAGACGAATTTTACAAGAAATTAGAAGAAGGCGATCTCGAGGTAACCTTCGAGAAGAAGACCGATGGATCGATTAGAACAATGAAATGTACCGCCAACGCGCCCGAATCCGATAAACCGGAAACCAGAAAAACATCCAAACCAGATACGCTAATCACGGTTTACGATACCGAAGCCAAAGGGTACAGAAGTTTCTACTCGGACAATATCAAGGAAGTGAAACCTCTTGATACCAACTTCGGTTTAATCCAGGAGTGATTTTTTTATAAGGACCGCGCTTTTTTCCAAGTTGTATACTACTGACAGATCTACCAATTTTTAATTTCGTTTCTTCGGAATGCGTATGTGATTTACCGTTGATTTGAAATACTAATCTTTCGTTTGGTTTCTTCGGACATCATGATTCCGTTTATTATGCGCCGGTCTTCCGTTTTAAAGTATCACTAATCTTTCGTTTGGTTTTTTCTTTCAAAGTTTTCCCCTTCCTATTGGAAGGTTTTCCTTTTTTCGTTTCACTCATTTTTCGTTTAGTTTCTTTAGAGACCGAAAGATTCTTTTTAAGATTCTCGTAGATCTTTGCTGTCACTTTATTCTTATTACCTTTTCCGATAAAAAACCAAAACGACCTCTGCATCGAAATCGAATCAGAAAACGCTTTCCACATAAGATGGTGGATGATATAGTGGGCTTTAGCAGGAACCTTAAGAAGATTATCTGGTTCTTTAATCCATTCGGGTTTCCAGGACTTAGGAACGATATGATGACACTCGAAGCCTTCAGGTTTATCTTCGGGTTCGATAGAGATAAAGTAATTTAGAATCTTAATAAGACGGTTAAGATAATGAGAATTCGAGTTAGGTTGTTCGACAAGATATTGAACATAAATACTTTTAGGCATGATAGCCTCCTAGAAAGGTTATTGTGATTAGGATATGGAGATGCTTGGAACCATCTCCATATCCGATATTTATAAATTACATTTACAGAGGAGTGATTATGATACCTAAATTCGAAATTGTCGATGCTTCTACGGGGGAAAGCGGTAAACCGAATGTAAAAGTCGTCATCATTGACGATGACAGATTTTTAGGCTATATCTTCGAATTTGCCGATATCAGTTTCGACCACGAATCCGACGGTATTGGTGTATCTTACGGATTGAATATAGATATTCACAAGAACTATTTGCCCGTTTCGATTTCTGATGATCAAACCAAAGTTATCATGGAAACCGCTCAAGCCATTTTAGAAAAAATCATGACCGATTTTGTTGAAGCGCACAATCGTGGTGAGCTTGACAATATGGCGGAGATGGTGTAAAATTACAGAAACCAAAAGGAGGTACGACTATGCCGTTGCTGCCATCAGAAAGAATCGTTCAAAGATTACAAGAAGCCAACCTTCCATTCCACGCTAACGATAACATATCGAAAGTTCTCCACGAGAGCGATATCGCCGATCTAAAGAAGGAAGTGGAACAAAGAGTTTTGGAACTTCTTAAAAGTCTCGTTATCGATATCGATAACGACCATAATACCCACGACACGGCTCGAAGAGTCGCCAAGATGTATGTCGATGAAGTCTTTGCGGGACGATATAAGAAGCGCCCCGACATCACGGTATTCCCGAACATCAAGGATTTGGATGAACTCTACACTCTCGGTCCTATCAAGGTCAAGAGTGCATGCAGTCACCACTTCGTAGAGATAGAGGGGTATTGCTGGGTAGGTGTTTATCCTTCCGATATGGTTATCGGTATCTCTAAGATAGCGAGAATCGTCGATTGGGTTTGCCGCCGTCCTCATATCCAAGAAGAGATGAGCATCATCTTAGCTAACGAACTCGAGGAAATCATGAAACCCAAGGGTCTGGGTGTGGTCATCAGAGCCAAGCATCATTGCATGACATGGCGTGGTGTTAAAGAAGAAGCCTCCGAGATGGTTACCTCCGTGATGCGCGGTGCCTTGCGCGAAGATACGCTCAAGACCGAATTCTTCAATCTAATCAAATCGCAAGGATTCTAATATGAATGTCAGAAAGATTATATGGGTCACTTTTCAACGCGCGGGGTTTCATAGATATCCGAATGCTCCAGAAGATGTCGGGTATCTGTCATCGAATCACAGACACTTATTCAAATTCAAGGTGGGCATCGAAGTCTTTCACGATGATAGGGAAATCGAGTTCCATCAGTTTCTAAGATGGTTAGAAAGTCTTTATGACAAGGCTCTAGTGCTCGACTACCGTTCCTGCGAAATGATTGCCGACGAATTGGCGGAAGTGATTAAGGGGCGATATCCTAATCGCGATATCGAGATCGATGTTTCGGAGGATGGCGAATGCGGTGTAACCGCCACTTACCAGAAGTGATAGTTAATCGTCAACCGTCTTTTTAACTTTCGGCTTACCTTTCAGTGCCATAGATATTCGTCTTTTATGCTCTTCCGAACGCGGTTTGCCGCCGAGAGATAGATTTAATTCGTATATACGAGGATCATCTGGCATCAGAAAATAATCGCGTTTACCATCGTTATATACTTTGGTCCCTTTAATACTTGACGGTGTTCCTTTAAGTTTCTCGGATAGATATTTTTTATGTTCGTCGGTAACAGGAATACCTTTATTCCACGGAGTACATCCTTTATGTGCGGCACTCATGTTTTTAAGAGTTTCTTCGGATGGCTTCCATCCCTTTTTGCTTCTTGATATTTTTTCGCATGATTCGGGTGTGTGCTTGTTACCTTTATGGGATAAAGACATTCGTTTTCGAGTTTCTTCGGTGTGTCCGGGTGCAGATGAATTTACCATCTGCTTGACTTTTATTCAACCAACGTTCACTATCAATAACATTTAGTCTTCTTAAAACTTTATGTTCCCAAAAACGAGCGTCGGATTGAGATAAAAAGGTTCGTCTGATTTCTATCACATCTGGCTCTCCGTGCTCTTCTCGAAAGGCTCGAACAATTTTTGAAGAGGTGAAATAAGTGGTCCATAAATCTTTAGGAAAACAGCCTTTAGCATATCTCGAGCCATAGTACCATCTATTATGGGCAGTCCACCCAATCAAATAAGTAAAAGGTATAAACATGATTAAATCCTCATTAAGTAAGATAGTGCTATTTATAGAATCAGATACAAGGGTGCATAATAAATGAAAAATGTAATAAATTCAAAGACTTCCGAGTTCGTTTTCAGTGCGCCATCT